GTCTGTAGGGACCATCTTGCAGCGGATAAACCATGATGTCCATATAACTGTCTAGAATCCAGTTCATGGCCGCTAGTTGCTCCTCTGTCATTGCCGGCGCGAACACGTCTCTATACGCTTTGACTACAGCTATCATACTTGACGTAGAATGTTGAGCATTGAAGTCATCGAAGTCATAACAAAACGAGTCACAGCCTTCCAACATCGCCTTTAGCCTCTTGTGTACCCTCCCTGCCTCCGCATCTTCACCAACCGGGAACCTGTGCTTCAACACTTCTTCACAGTTGAACATTGCGAAGTGGGCTACGGTTGCTGACGTCAGGTCAACTCCATATATGGCTCGCTCTTTGCCCCATTCATACTTCGTTGACGCCCAAGCGCGTATGGCTGGCTTTCTAGCAAACATCTGTTCTACGTGTTCTATGGGCATGCTGTTCAACGTTACGAACTTAGTCCTGTACCTGTAGCTGTCCCTGTTTATGTATTTCTCATCAGCTGTGTGTTGAGAGTGTACACTACCAGCAGGAGACCATTCCCAGCGTGCTGCAGCGAAGTCACGCAAGCTCATGCGTTTATACTTGAAGCCATGCCTGACACCCATGTTGAATACAGACACTGCTTTCGCATACACAGTTTCTGGTTTGACGTCAATCACATCCGGGTTCAACCTGTGTTCCCTCTCAGTCTGCCAGTTCACAGCTCCGTAACCCCGGTTTACAAGCGTGTTCAGCTCGAACAGCTCAGTGAGGTCTAACATGTCACGAGAATGTAGCGCTTTCATCTTGATGGATACTTCTTTAAGCCGATCCATCGTCGTTGATAAGTCGTCTGTCCATAAGTAAGAGCTGAAAGTCACGATTCTGGCCTGCGTCAACCCCGCCACAACTACATATAGTAAGGCTGAAGACGCGAAAGCTTCTGTGACCCCCTTCATTAACTTAAGATTCTCTATCATCGCGCTGAACAATTCACGTCGTGTATCGTCACGCTTAGCTATGTCCCAGATTTCTTCAGGTCGTAAGTGAGTGTGATGTTCTCCACTCACAGCAGCACGGTCAAATAGGCCTGGTTCTATGACCTTGAGCTCACGCACATCTCGGGGTTTTGTAGCGAATAGCCGACGTATCATTTGCGCCTTGTTGTTCTTCGTGAAATCGTAGCCGTCTACCTGTGAGTAAGCAGCTGAAACTGCTTGACGTATTTCCGGTGGCAAGGTATCTACATTGGTGTTCACGTCAAGGTAGTATAGGCGCACGTCACCTAGACGTTGACTGTATAGACGTACAGACCCCTGACCCACATTTAACATGGTTAATCCGTACCACGTAGACGTGTCATATTCAACATGCACCAACACATGAGTGGCTTTTGATCTTGTCACCACAGACAAGTATGCACCTCCGACAGCAACGAATACAGGAATGAACTTGCTCGATGCTGCCCGTAGAGACCTCGGTGCTCTACGCCCACC